CAAAGAGTGCTACATTTAAAAAGAAAAAAGAAAAATCAAAAAGAAGAATTGCATCACCAGAAAAGATTCTGATGAAGGCAAGAAAAATGGCAAAACAAAAAATACTTAAAAAAAGATTCCCTAGATACAGTGAACTTGGTGTGAATCAAAAAATAAAAGTAGATCAAATTATACAACAGAGATATAGTGGTGGTATTGCAAAACTTGCTAAGAAACTTATGAAAGTTGTAAGAAGAAAAGAAATAGAAAAAGTAAAAAGAGCAAGACAAGGCCCAGAAACGGATGATGTATAATGAAAACATTCAAACAAACAATAAAAGAAAATAGATTTATGAGAGGTGGTATTAGAATCGCATTTGATGAAGACCCTTTTGGTGGTAAGAAGATGTCTATTATAACGAGTAATGGTGTATTAGACATACCAAATAGTCAACATAGAAACTTTTTAAAGTTGATGCGTGGAATATCAGAAAGGGATTTCAAATAAATGATATTTGGTTATGCAAAAATGGCAATCACTTTAGTGATGATTATAGGTATCGGTGGTGCATTAACTTATGTTTTCAAACTTCGTGCAGATAACGCTGTACTCAAAGCAAACAATATGGTATTAGAAAAAAGTGTAGAATCCCAACAACAAGTTATTGCACAACAAAAAGAAGATTTCAAATCAATTATAGAAACAAATGAAAAACTAACTATTTTATCAAATAACCTACAAAAAGAATTAAATGACCTAGACAATAGATTTAATAAGGGTGGTAGAGATTTTGGTAAAACTGCGATTGCAAAAGATAAAGCAATTCAAAGAATAATTAACAAAGCAACTGCAAATGCATTGCGATGTGTTGAGATTTCATCTGGAGCCACTCTTACAGAAAAAGAGTTATCTGCATCTAAAAAAAGTGAAATCAACACAGAGTGTCCAAGTATAGCGAATCCAAATTATGTTCCGTATTAGTCTAATTTTACTCCTTTTATTTACTGTATCAAGTTGTTCTAGTATTAAGAAACTAGAAATATTTTCAACAGAGATTGAAAGGCAACCTCTTAATTTAGAAGAACCGATATTACCTAAACTTGAACCACTCAAGTGGGTTGTTATCACATCAGAAAATGCAGAAGAAGTATTTAAAAAACTTGAAGAACAAGGAATAGACCCAGTATTATTTGGTCTTACAGACAATGATTATCAACTTATTGCAAAAAACTTTGCACAAATACGAAGTAATATAAAAAAGAAATCAGAGATAATCAAATCGTATAAAGAATACTACGAACCAAAGGAAAAGAAATAATGGAAATGATATTATCACTTGCAGAACAGTTCTGGCAGTGGACAGTTGTAATTATATTAATAATCATTGGTATGATAATAAATTTTTTAGATAGAAAACAAGCGAATAAGTGGAGAGTAAATTTTAAATACGATGAATATCCACATATGAGACCTATCAGAATTGCAACCAGAGATAAAGGTTTTTGGGGTGCAATATTAATGTGGTTATTGGGTAGTAGAAAATGGCAAATATCAAAAGATTTTCATTATGAATTGAATGGTATTAAGTATGTTATACCAAAAGGTTTTACCTTTGATGGTGCAAGTGTACCTAAATTCCTTGCAACTTTTTTATCACCAGTTGGTGTATTATTGTTGGGTGGATTAGTACACGATTATGCATATAAATATGCTGCTCTGAAACCTGCTTTACAAAAGAGTTCACTTTTAGCACTCAACCAAAAAGAGGCAGATAAAATCTTCAGAGATATTAACATAGAAATAAATGGTTTTTATTTTCTTAACTATCTTGCTTACTGGGCACTTAGATTAGGTGGTTGGTTTGCATGGAATCGTCATAGGAAAATAAATGCAAAAATAGGAGATTAATATGAAAGAGTGGATAGAAAATGCAACCGAATGGGTAAAGGATAGAGTTCAAGAGAGAACATCTTTAGACGGAGTAATGTTAATAGGTGTTGGTATTGTAGGACTCATGTTCCAAGGTTTAGTAACTTGGGCCGCATATGTGGCGATAGTATATGGTATATGGACTCTAGTTAAATCAGAATGGTAGTCAGTTAATTGACTTTCTGTAAAGTCAAATTATATGTTCTGTCATTTTTTTGAATATCATAAATAGTATTAGGAACTATTATGACTATCAAAACAGATTTAGAACTTTTAAAAAAAGAAGTCCAAGATATGAAACAGATTCATACACGACTTGATACTGCGATTGAAAAATTGACAGATGTATCAAGTTGTGTGAATCGTATGTTGGCTGTGCATGAAGAAAAAATTGCAAGACAAGAAGAAGACATAGTTTCTAATGAAAAAGAAATAAAAGATAACATTCAAGATTTACATTCAAGAATAACATCAAACTATAAAGAATTGACTGTGTTAATAAATGAACACAATTTAAAAGATGAAGAAAGATTTCACAAATTAAAGTCAGAGTTTTCTAATAGGGTAGGTATATTAGAAAAATGGAGATGGATAATTATAGGTGGTTCTATAGTTGCTGGTTTTGTTTTACATAAATTATTACAGTTTAATGTTTGACATTTTTAAATTTATAATATATAATGTTCCTTATGACAACTTTCGTAGATATAAAATACATAGGTTTACTTTCGTCTAGTTTACCACAATTCAAAAAGAAAAAAGAAGGACTCTATAATTTTAGATGTCCGTATTGTGGTGATTCTCAGAAAAGTAAACTCAAGGCAAGGGGATATTTAATATACAATAAAACTTTTTATGTATATAAATGTCATAATTGTGAAAAAACAACAGATTTTCCTAATCTATTGAAATATGTTAATAAAAAGTTACATGATGACTATATTTTTGAAGTTTACAAAAATAAGAAAGTATATATAGAAGAGTCAGATGAAAAGAAGTTTAACTTTGTTAAACCAGTTTTTCTAAAAGGAGAATCCCCACTTAAAAAAATCAAAAGAATATCACAACTTAATCCCTCTCATCCAGTGAAAAAATGGATTATCAAGAGGGGTATTCAAAGTCGTTTTCATTACAAGTTATTCTTTTGCAATAGTTTTTTTAAATGGGTTAATGGTATTATACCTAATAAGTTCCCCTCTGACTTAAACGACCACCCTAGATTGGTGATACCTTTTTTGGATGAAAACAATAAAATGTTTGCATTTCAAGGTAGGGCTTTTGGAAAAGAACAACCGAAATACTATACAATCAAATTAAATGATAATAAAAAGATTTACGGACTAGACACAGTAAACTGGTCTAAAAGAGTTTATGTTGTAGAGGGGCCGATTGACAGTTTGTTTTTAAATAATTGTATTGCAACTGCACAATCAGATTTAAGAGTGGAGAAAAAAAATAATGTAACTTTGATTCCAGATAACGAACCAAGAAACAAAGAAATAGTAAAAAGAATAGAGAGTTTTATTGAGGACGATTATTCAGTTTGTTTGTTCCCAGAACATATAAAACAAAAAGATATAAATGATATGGTTTTATCTGGTATAAAAGATATACAAAAACTAATAGATGAAAATACATTCAGAGGACTTGAAGCGAAAGTCAGATTTAAAGATTGGAGAAAAATAAATGCTCAATAATACTTACGATTTACCCACGAAATATCAAGAATTTATTCACTTGTCAAGATATTCAAGATGGTTACCTAAAGAGAAAAGAAGAGAAACATGGACAGAAACTGTTTTAAGATATTTTGATTTTTTTGAAAAACATTTAAATGAAACTTGTAAATATAAGTTAGACAAAGAAACTAGAGATAAGTTAGAGGATGCAGTATTGTCTTTAAAAATTATGCCCTCTATGAGGTGTTTAATGACCGCTGGAGAGGCGTTAAAAAGAGAAAATATTGCTGGGTATAATTGTAGTTATATTGCAGTTGATAGACCACAAGCATTTGACGAAATACTTTATGTATTAATGAACGGAACTGGGGTAGGTTTCTCAGTTGAAAGACAGTTTGTTGGTAATTTACCAACAGTTGCAGAAGAGTTTTATATGAGTGATACTATTATTGTTGTACAAGATAGTAAACTTGGTTGGGCAAAAGCATTTAAAGAACTTGTTGCAATGTTGTATCATGGTCAAATACCTAAATGGGATTTAAGTAAAGTAAGACCAGCAGGAGCACCACTAAAAACTTTTGGTGGTCGTGCATCTGGGCCAGAACCACTACAAAGATTATTTGAGTTTACAAAAGAAATATTTCAAGGTGCAGCTGGTAGAAAGTTAAGTTCTATTGAGTGTCATGATATTGTTTGTAAAACAGCAGAGATTGTTGTAGTAGGTGGTGTTAGACGAAGTGCATTGATTAGTTTATCTAATCTATCAGATGATAGAATGAGAGTTGCAAAATCTGGTCAATGGTGGAATGATAATGGTCAAAGAGCACTTGCAAACAATTCTGCGTGTTACACTGAAAAACCAGATGTAGGTATCTTTATGGACGAGTGGAAGGCACTTTATGATTCTAAGTCTGGAGAAAGAGGTATATTTAATAGAGAGTCTGCAAAGAGGATTGCAGAGAAAAATGAAAGAAGAGATGTTGGATATGATTTCGGAACAAATCCCTGCTCGGAGATAATTTTACGAAGTAGAGAATTTTGTAACTTATCTGAAGTTGTTGTCAGACCAGAGGATACAGAAGATACTCTATTAGAGAAAGTTAAACTTGCAACAATACTTGGTACATTTCAATCTACACTTACTAACTTTAAATATGTAAGTAAAGAGTGGAAAAAGAATTGTGTTGAAGAAAGACTACTTGGTGTATCACTTACTGGTATTATGGATAATAAATGGACTGCTGGTAAACTGCCTAGTTTAGATTCATTGTTAAAGAACCTTAAACAAATGTCAGTAGATACAAATAAAGAATGGTCTAAGAAATTAAAGATAAATCAATCAGCTGCGATTACTTGTGTAAAACCATCTGGTACTGTTTCACAGTTAGTAGATAGTGCTAGTGGTATTCATGCAAGACATAATCCATACTATATAAGAACAGTAAGAGGTGATAAAAAAGACCCTCTGACTAAGATGATGGTTGATATGGGTTTTCCAGTAGAAGATGATGTTATGAAACCACTTGATACGAGTGTTTTTTCTTTTCCAATAAAATGTAGTAAAGATGCAGTTTTTAGACAAGATATGAACGCAATAGAACAACTTGAATTATGGAAAACATATCAAGAACATTGGTGTGAACATAAACCATCAGTAACTATTTCTGTAAAAGAAACTGAGTGGATAGAAGTTGGTGCATGGGTATATAAGAACTTTGACTTAATGAGTGGAGTAAGTTTCTTACCATATAGTGAACATACATATAAACAAGCACCATATCAAGATTGTGATGAAAAAGATTATGAGAAACTATTAAAAAAGATGCCAGTTAATGTCGATTGGACAAAATTATCAGACTATGAAAGTTCTGATATGACAGTAGGTTCTCAAGAACTTGCTTGTTCCTCTGGGTCTTGCGAGATTCAATAATGCCAAGAAAAATAATATTTTGTTCCTCTTGCGATGCAGAGTTCAAAATAAATCACAATATGGACGATGAATACTATGAAATAAAATATTGTCCATTTTGTGGTGAAGAACTTGATAAAGAATATGAAGATGATTTAGATGAATACGAGTAGTAAGAAAGCAAAAGGTAGAAGACTACAGAAATGGTTTCGTGAATTATTGATTGAAAAGTTAAGTATTCACGAGGAAGATATAGAGAGTCGTTCTATGGGTGCTGGTGGTGAGGATTTAATTATGGCTCGTAGTGCAAGAGAACGATTCCCCTATTCTATCGAATGTAAGAACCAAGAAAAAGTAAATCTATGGGAGGCATATAAACAGGCGTGTGACAACTCTGGTAAATATGAACCCATAGTTGTTCTAAAAAGAAACAATCACAAACCATTAGTGATTATTGATGCAGAAAGTTTTGTAAAATTACATAATGAAGATTGAAAAAACCTATATAAATATGTATAAAGAAATGCACCAAGATATAAGAACATATCAAGGTGTTAGTCTGGACAAGGAGATTCCTAACATTTCAAGACTTGTTCTGACAACAAACTCATTAACAGTTCTTGATTATGGTTGTGGTAAGGGTAATCAATATAAACAATCAAACAGTAATATTCTCTTTCATATATTAGATGAAAATCTATTTCTTTATGATCCAGCTTACGAGGAACACAATACATTACCAGATAGAACATTTGACGGAGTGATATCAACAGATGTATTAGAACACATTCCAGAAGAAGTTATTCCTAAAACATTATATCAAATCTTTGAACGAGCTGAAAAGTTTGTTTATCTTGCGATTTGTACAAGACTTGCACACGCAGTATTACCAAATGGTGAAAATGCACATTGTACTGTAAAAGAACCAGATTGGTGGGAAAAATACATCATAGAATCCAATAAAAACAAGATTCATACCGAAGTTCACTGGTATGGAAACCACAATGATTACAGAAAATATTACGCATCTTCGTAAGTCATTGATTTAATTCATATCTTTTTTTTCATTTTTTTTACTTTTTTACTTGACATTGTTCTCAAAACAAGGTAATATAGAGACATAAAGTCAAGAAAGAAAGGACAAAAAAAATGGGAAAAAGAGTTAAATCTTCAAATAAAAAAACAATAAGTTTAAGACAGTATGCTGGTTTTGGTGGTGCAAGACTGAGTATATTAACTGTAAGAAATAAAAAGACTAATTGGATGCAATCTTCTGATGATATGAACTGTGTTAATCTTAGTAAAACAGAAGCAAAGAAGTTAGCAAATGATTTGTTAGCGTGGGTTAATGATACAATAGAAGATGACCACGATTGGCCTTCTTTAGAAGTTCAAGAAGAAGTCTGGAATAGACAACAAAGAAAAAAACAAAGAAAAGTAAGAAACGAACTTTGGTCATAATAATTAAAAAAAGACTTGACATTGTTCTTAAAACAAAGTATAATAATAATATAATCAAGAAAGAAAGAGAGAAAATATGACAATCGCAAATATAACTGATAAACATATGGATAATCTAGTAGATAGATTTCTTAGTCATGTAAATGAAAATGATATAAAAGAATGTGAAAATTTTGAAGAGTTCTTAGGTATTGCAAAAGACAAATGTAAAAACATTTGGAGTGAAGATGATTTAGATTGGATTGCAAATTATGTGTGGTTTGTTAATCTTAACGAAGCGGAGTAAATATTAAAATGAGAAAAAATATTATAAGAAAAAGAAAAGATACTATTATCAAAGAATTTGTTAGTTATGTATATGATTTTTATGGTAAAGGTGGTATCTATGATATGGGTGCAACTGTAAGTCAAATTACTACTGCAACTATTGACTATCTTTCAGATTGTTTATCTAAACGACAGTATACATTTTGTGGTGATAGTCTTGATAGGGAAAGAGTTAGAGATATTATGATTGAAAAGTTTAATTTGAAAGAGGTAAAATAATGGAAAAATGTTTTAAAGTAATGAACGAAAAGGGTCAAACTATGACACCTTGTGGTAAGTGGTGGTATGATGAGTGGAGTTCTAAATTCAATGCTGATTACGAAAATTATCCAGATACATTTTATACTGATACTGTAAATAATGCATTTTGTGCTATAGAAGGTCAATATAAAGGTTATTACAATATTGTAGAGTGTGAAGCTGACGGAAGAGGAGATGTTGAACCTACTGATAAAGTAACAAGATGTTATTATAATGGAGGTAAAATTGCAGTTTAGTTAAAAACTAGGGTTGACAATATTAATTTTTATGATAGGATATAATTATGGATAATTTAGAAAAAGTTGGAATTACAATGATGTTGGAAGATTTAAAACCAATCAAAACTAATAAACAACTTGCACTTGAGAATCTGGAAGACATTGCAAAGTTTATGGAAAACAAATGCAAAGACGATTCAAATTATAATCTGAATAAACAATCAAAAGGTTGGTTAAGACATTATTCAGAAATGATAAGAAGTGAAATTAGACGATACAAAACTTAACAATATAGGTGAATATGATTTATTTTTATAATACACACGAAGATATTCCAAAACACATTCAAGATTATGTAATCTCTTGTGCAGATGTTTCGGATATAAAAAAACTATCAATAACAGATATAAATGCATTTCTTACTGGTATAGACCAATACGAAGCAGAAGTTACTAATCAATCTATGGAAGAGGTTTATAATGGGGTTTAGAAGAAATAATTTTAGAAGAAAAATAGAACAAAGATTGCCTGGTACTGCTGTTGCAGTAGTAAATGGTAATGTAGATAAAGCGATAAGAAAACTTAAAAAAAAGTTACAGAAAGAAAACTTCTTTAACGAAATGAGAAGAAGAGAGTTCTTTGAAACTAGAAGTGAAAGAAGAAGAAAAGAAGTAGCTGCGAGTACAAGAAGATGTATAAAGAGAAGAGAGAAATTAAAGAAGTTAGAGGTTTAAAATGGTTTGGTTCTATCCTATTGTTGATAGGCTTATGTTTTACATCTTTTAATATATTCCCACTTAATCTATATTTCATGTTAATCGGTAGTGGAGTATGGGTTATGGTAGGATGTATTTGGAAAGATGGTTCGATTATATTATTAAATGTAGTTGGATTTATAATTACAATCGTAGGGTTGATTAATCATTGGTTATAAATAAAGATATGAGTAATATATTAAAATTCCCAGCAAAAAGATTTAAAAATTCAAGAAAAATAAAAACACCTAATCTTGATTATTATAAACTTGCAGAGGATATGAGTTTTGCAGATCAACTTACAGAGTCTTTAATCGTACAGTTAGTTCACGCTTTAGGTGATAACGGAATAAAAGTTACAGATAAAGATTTTGTAAAAGATTTAGCATTTATTATCGAGGGTATCAAGTCTGCAATCTATAGAGATTTAGATATTAAACACGATATGCAACCATTAATGGATAAATTTATGATTACATCAACAAAAAATGGTAAAACAAATACAATGTTTAATATGGAATTGATTCCAGAATTTTTGGAAAAAACAAAAAAATAATTTATGATATTAGTTGATATGAACCAAGTTACGATTAGTAACTTGATGATACAGATGAAAAATGAACCTTTGAGTGTAGACTTAGTTAGACACTTAGTTTTAAACTCTATTCGTTCATATAGAACAAAATTCTTCAATGAGTTTGGTGAACTGATACTTTGTTATGATGACAAACATTATTGGAGAAGAGATTTATTCCCATACTACAAGTCAAATAGAAAGAAAGATAGAACAGAATCTAATCTAAATTGGAACGAACTATTTGAAACTCTTAATCTAATAAGAGATGAATTAAAAGAAACTTTCCCATACAAAGTATTACAAGTAGATGGTGCAGAGGCTGATGATATTATTGCAACAATAGTAAATCTTGTTTCTAAAACACCTAATCTTTTTGAAAAGATTTTAATAATGTCTGGAGATAAAGATTTTATTCAACTACAAACTCACGAAAATGTACAACAATATTCACCTACACTAAAAAAGTTTATAAATGGTGTTGACCCTAACACATATAAAATAGAACATATTTTTAAGGGAGATAGAGGTGATGGAATACCAAATATATTATCACCAGACAATACTTTTGTAGAGGGATTAAGACAGAAACCTTTAGGTAAAAATAAAATAGATTCGTGGAAACAAGTAGGTACTTGGCCTATTGATGATTGGAATGAAGAAATAAAAAGAAACTATCAAAGAAACTGTAAGTTGATAGATTTAGATTTGATTCCATCACATATTAGAGATACTATATATTATAGTTGGAAACAAGAAAGTGAAACAAGTAGAAGTAAAATTCTACCATATTTTATGAAACATAGATTGAGAGAACTAACTGAAAAACTAGGAGATTTTTAATGGCATATGATGTTGTAAGACCTTTAATACATGAAGTATTAACAATGGTTAATAATGCAAAGGTAAAAAATAAAAAGATTGAAGTATTAAGAAAGTATAAATCTAATGCTCTGAAGATGGTTCTTAAATCATCTTTTGACCCAAAAATTGTTTGGAGAATACCAGAAGGAGATGTACCATTTGTTAAGAATGATGCACCAGAGGGAACTGAACATACAAGGTTAGAACAAGAAGCAGGAAAGTTATTTCATTTTATAAAAGGTGGAAACGATAAGTTACCACAACTAAAATGTGAAACTATGTTTATACAAATGTTAGAGGGATTACAAGAAAATGAAGCAGAGGTTCTTATTTCTGCAAAAGATAAAAAATTACATCAAAGATACAAAGGGTTATCAAAACAAGTTGTACAAGAGGCATTTTTTTGGGATGAAAATTTTTTAGATACAACTCATAAAGATTATAAAAAATCTGCATAGGGTTGACATCTATTGTAAATATGTTATTATAGTAATTATTAATTTTATTTTATGAGGTATATTATGTTTTATTTTTTGATTGGATTAATGTTCAGTATTCTGGCAGCTGGTGCTGTTGATGGTGATGCCTCTCTCACAACTCTTTCCATCTGCACCTTTGTTGGGATTGTGTTTCTGAGTCTTGGTGTATATAAAATGCATAAAGATGAACAAGACTTCTAAAACACAAGGGGTAAATAAGGGGAGTAAGTTGGATTACCAGACCACTCCCCAACCCCAAAATAAAGAGAGAGGTACTATGTACAAAATTATTGCATCTATTATTTTTTTTGGTTATACATTTATTACATTAAATGAATCAAGAGAAACTTCAAGACAAATTGCATTTCTTGAAAAAAAACAAGAATACAAAAAAGTAATAGACTATCAACAAAAAGTTAACGAAACAGAGATTCATTGTCTTGCAAGAAATATGTATTTTGAAGCAAGAAGTGAAGGTACTGCTGGTGCAATCGCTGTAAGTGCAGTTGTATTTAATAGAGTATTAAGTGATAAATATCCAAATAGTATTTGTGGTGTGATTGAGGAAGCCAAACTTTCACAATGGTGGTTAAAAGAAAAAGGTTTGAAAAAACCTATAAAACATATGTGTCAGTTTAGTTGGTATTGTGACGGACTATCTGATGAGATAAAAGATACAAAAACTTATCATCAACTTTATATACTTGCAAAAGAACTATTCGAAA